GTAGGATTGGCAGTTGCTGTAAGATTATTTAGGCCGCCTGACCCACCATTAGCCGCAGGCAAGTACCCACTTACAGAAGTAGCCAGATTGATTAGGGGCGCATTGCCCGTAGTGCCATCATGCGAATGCCCAGTGCTGGCAGCAAAGGCGGCCTGTAACTGGTTAAATTCAGAATTAAGCGGCGGCGCAGTAATATTTGCGCCGTTGATGATATCTGCTACAGATTGTCTAGTGTATCCTGCCATTGTTTGCCTTAGTCCTTATCTACGTCCTGCCACAGAAAACTCAAAAACCATTCCTTGAATAGAATACGGATCAAACACACCAAGCGTCACGTACGTAAGCTGGACAGCGTATCCACTACCTTGAATGGGCGTAATAATAATCGGTTTGTCTGTGCCGCCATAGTTTACGTTGGTGCCTGCATAAATAATCCCTAGCGTGTTGTACTTTACTGGGGCGCCTGCTGAATCTTGGGTATAGGTAGATGGTCTAGTGACTCTAGGATCGTCCCAATCGTATGTAAGGGACATATTCACAGTAATTGGCCCTTCGGCCCGCACAAACGTGTTTACCTTTCTAAAAATCTTGCGCGTTTCTGTGTCGCCAAAGTCAAAGTACGGCGTAGTGTAAATTGCAACTATATCGGAGCCATTAAAACTTTTGCCGGATTCCTGCTTGTACACCTTGCCGTCATAGTCACCATGCAGTACAAGTTCTATTCCGCTGACATACGCCGAATCGCAGCAAGATGCGCGTATACCAAGTAGTTCACCAAATTCCCAGCCTAGCCGCTGATCTGCGGAACGCAACCCACCTATAATGCCTACACTGGCGTCTACTGTGCGCGAATCATCGCCAATAAAATATCGTACTTGGGACTTGGATCGCAGCACTACGGCATTTAAATTGTCTAGGTCATACGTAATAGGTAAATCCGTCAGCAGTTGCTGAATATTCTTGGAAATGGATTCTATTTCTACGTCACCAATGCGGCTTGTACCAGCCACAGGGCGGAATCCATCCGGCGACAAAAAGACTAGGTCGCCCCCAATTTCTACTACACTATCCCTAGCAATACAGCCTACGTTGGCCGTTACGTTATCCAGTACAAAGCCTGACGTAGTATCCGGCGATGCTTTCTTGATGGCGTTTTCGCCAAAGACAAAAAGGTTGTCGCGGAAAGGCTTAAATTGGACAACGTCAAATCCTGCCGATAACTGCCCTGCGCCAGCATTTACGTTAAAGTTTATGGCATCGTTTGGCGCAGAATGAGCCACCACTGATTCGGCGGTTCTGTCGCCGCCCAAAAACAAATGGTTTTCAAAGTTATCTACTAAGGATGGTTTGTTTAGTACCGCAGCACCACCGGGCGAATGCGGCGTGCCATTCCCTGAGGACGTAAGTAAGTCCCAATGGACACCATCCGTAATAATCGCAGGATTGACTCCATCTACAAAAACAATCAGATTTGTGGGTGCGCCTGCCACTCCAGTTATGGAAGCTCCGAAGTTAAATTTAGTAAATCGGATCTTGTTGACCGTACCTACACCGTCTGTAGTGGCACGCACAATATCAGTGTGGTTGTGGCCTAGGGCCGCTGCGCTTAAATCATATTTTACCCATGCGGCATTAGGCACATGCCTATAAAAGCTGTATGTGGCTGCGCCAATGTCTTTTCGGGCCGCAATGACTATGGTGCCTTGCGTATCACTTTTAAAGATGGCCGTACATAGTACTGGCCCTTCTGCTAAACCTGCGCCTACTTCTGGATAACTACTATTGTATTCTGTAAAACCTTCAATGCGGCGGTATCCGCCATACAGACTAACTTCATAATTGACAAGGCGCGTAGCTGCGCCCGGCTGATTGTCTGATAACTCCAAATGGTTTTCATTTGAGTTTAAGCCGCCAGCACAAACTACTTTGTAGGATTGAATTCTGTCAGGCATAACGCGCTACACTACCCTACTAAAAAAACGCTACGGAACTAGTGCGCTTGGGCGCTAATACCCTAGTGTCCGTAATATGGTCGTACTGATTGATAAGCAAGCCTTGCATATTCTTTATGCCTTGCTGAAACACATTCAAAGTAATACTGGCCGCCTCATTATTATCCCTAAACATATACATATGGTACAAGGCGCCATCTATGATAACTGAATCGTATTGCGTAGGAATGCGCGTAGTATCGTAATGATTTACTAGGAAGTCCGAACTTAAATAAAATCTATAATTTACAGTGTACGCTTTGTCTGGCGAAGGCGACACGCCAAATCCTGAACCGTGTGCCGGAAATACAAACAGTGGTACGCCGCCGCCTGTGGCGCCTGACTCAAAATCTACATCCCTGTACCGCGCATAGTATTCATCGCGTTCAATGTAGCGCAAGGTACTATACCCTATGCCTAGGGCGTCATCTTTTTGTAGCTGAAATGAATTCCAATCGACTACTTTAAAGTTGGCAATCCAACTATATTCCTTTACGGCAACACTTAATACTTGATTGGTGTTTGCGGCATTAAAGGGCCATTCGTATTCGTTTTGATTGATGTAGCGGAGGGCCGCCAAGATAGCATCTTTGGCCAATGCTTGTACGCCTTGTACGTCTGCAAAATCTACATCTACAACTTCTACTTCGTTTAAGCGCCGCAGCAATTGATTTGTAAGATTTAAGTACGTAGACCCAGCCATACAAAGCCTTGGAGTGAAGTGACCCCCCCATCTTTAGAGGGGCGTAAAGACAGGGGGCTAGCCAAGCTACTTCTACCAGAAAAAAGTAGCCTGACCAAGAAAGAAGAAAGGAAACTTACGCCAAGTTGTAGTTGGCAGTTACAATTGCTTCTGGTCGCAGGATCTTGCGCCCATACAATTGCATACCGCGTACAATGTCAGCGAAGCTGTCTGGGTCACGGTAGGACTCAGTCTTGGACAACTGCTGGGCAGTTGATACAGCAGACTGATGGCCAGCTACTAGCACGCCAAAGTTCAATCTGGAACCTGCGCTGGCAGTTGTTCCGGGGCCAGTACCTACAAAAGCTAGATTGTTGGATTTGTATACTCTAAATCCTCTAATCAAGCCTTCGCCTACGCGCCCATTGCGGATTTCTGAACCGCCACCAAAGTCACGATCAACGAACTTAGAATTTTCGTCCATCAAGACTTCGTAGAACACTGGGTCAGCCACAAACCAACGATCTGCAGAATCTACGTTAGCTGTGTCCATCAAGCGTCCCATACGGTTTAGGATTTCTAGCGGCGAAGTAACACCACTATTTCCACCGCCTGCAGCTACTGGAATAGAAGTTAGCGCACTGGTCTGCGCACCTGTGACGGCAGGTACAAAAGCTCCAGTAGTACCAGCGACTGCTGCCCCACCAAAGTTAGTAATAGACAGCTTGTTGGCGGCCAACAATTCGTCTACGCCTGCCGCAGTGTCTGCTTTAGTACCATTGGTAGCGGTGCGTACAATCCAGCGGCTGTTGGCTGTGTCATACACATAACCAGCCAAATACCCTAGGACTTCGGAGTCAAAGGTGTCGCGCAATCGGTATGCGGCACGATCTGTAGCCAAGTCCATGAAGTTTACATGGCTGTGCGCAGCTTCAATGTCATCAATCTTGAACATGTAATAGTTCGCTTGGTCGACGATCATTGTAAAATCAGCGTCTGTCAAGTCTGTTTTAGCTAGTACAGTACCTCTTTGGTAGTTACTTACTGTAATTTCTGGTTCCTTGATAATACGGACACTGTCGCCATAGTTAGCGATTTCGCCCATATAATCGGTGTTGGTCACATCTTCTACTACAGAAGACTTGCGGAAAGCCTTTTGGACTTTCTGGCTGTAAATGACCGGAGAAAAATTACCGTTTGCACTATTTAAGTTATTCCATCCCGATGCGGCCGGAAAAGCCATAGTAACCTCTTTTGATTCAATCTAATTGTTTAGAATGGCACTGACGTTGCCATTAGGACTACACTGATTAGGAAGAATGATGGATTACTAGGGCTGCAGCAATCTTAGGTAGGCTAGCTTGCAGTAGCGTGGAAAGCGCTAAGTGCTACTGCAGGCAGGGGCTAAGAGTCATACAGGTAACTAGAAATTTCCCTGCAATCTTCTTTTCGTACAACATTGCTAGCAGGTAGGGCGCCCAAAGGCGCGGCTGTCCAGCAATAAAAAAAACAAACAAATGCGTATAATCTTAATTATTTAGATTATCTAGCACTTCCTGTCAAGTCGTATTCAAACGAACCTTCTTGAATCGCGGCCATGATTGCCGCCTCATTTTGTTCATATTCCTGCGCAGACATACGTTCTACTTGGCTTTCCCTAAACTTTGCCCGCCCAGTATTTGGCGCAATTGAAGAAGACGTACGCCCTACGCTATTGGCCGCAGCCGATTTGCGCACAGGCTTCTTTTTGGTATCGCTCTTGTACAAGTCAATGGCCCTAGCGGCTGCCATAGCATCCGTTTGGTTCTTGTACAAAGAATCCTGCACCCATTGCGGCTGTTGCGCCACCCAATCATGGAATGCGGAATCTTCGCGGATTTCGTTAAAGTCTGGATGCAACTTAATTAGTTGGGCTTCGGCCTTGTCACGCGCCAATTGCAATTCCAGTTGCTGCACACGCTGTAGTTTTTGTTCGCCTACTTGCAGCACTTCTTGCGCCCGCTTCTGAGCAATCGTGTCAATAATTTTGGCTACGTCAGGGTACCGCGCAGCCCATTCTGCAACTTCTTGTTCGGTCTTAGGGAACTTGATCTGCTTGCGTGTCGCAGAATCTAGTTGCGCCCGCATTTGCGCAAGTTCTTGGTCTTTTTGCGCCATGCTTTGCTGCATGTGGCGCCGCAAATCGCCGTAGCGCTTTTTAAAGGTAGCATCTTCGCTATCTGGGCCATTTGCTTCAGCTACTGCCACATCCTGCGAATACGTAGTGTCAGCGCCATCATTTTCTTCTTGTCTGTAAGCGTTCTGGTATTTAGCCATATCTATATCTATAAATAGTTTTGTTATGTTAGGTTCGCATAAAAGCCAGTTTCTTTACTGGCTTAAACATCATCATGCCGCTTGAAGTAACTTTTACTTCTGGCTGATCTACTTCTACTCCTTCCGGCGTTTCGTAAGTTTCGTACCCTTCGCCATCTTCGGCGTCTTCTTCGGATAGTTCCACTTCCTGTTCGCCTTCCATAGCCGATTTGCTGTATGCTTCCTCCTCTTCTTCAATGGTTTGAATTTGCCCTTCCATCATCATGGCCATCAAGCCCATCTTGGCTTCTTGGCGCATCTGTTCCAAGTGCTTTAGCCCGTGATAGCGTACAACATCTGCAGGTACAACATACTCACCATCACTAAGCACAGCAGGGATATCATCTCTAACATTATCTGGGCCAGAACCCGCCGGAACTTCGTTGCCCGAAACAGGGTCGATACCCACCATGCCCATGCCGGAAAGTGGCGCGAACATGCTAGACATATCTTCTTGTACATAGTTCATCATCTTTTTCATTTGGCAAGACGCACAGCCACATTCGCCTGCACCTTCTTTGCCGCCCATCAAGCCGCCATGATACATTTCTGCAGGCGTTGTAGGCATTGGGGGCATTAGGTCTTGGCTTCTTTGTGCAGCGTACTCAGTGGCTTGCTCTACGCTATCAAACGTAGGTAATTCTGCGCCTGTAACTGGATCTACTGGGCCATTTTCCTCCACAAATTTTTCTAGGGCTTCCTGCGGCATTTCATTGCCTTCTTTATCCACAGAAGGAATTGTAACCCACTTGCCGTCTTTCATTTGAAAAGTAACGGTCTTTTCAGAATATTGTACTTCGCCTTCCCTAAATACTTCGCGGCCTTGGGTTGTCATGTCACCAGTAGCTTCCATCAATCCTCCTTCATTTGCTGAAATAGTGTCTTTGTCATCTATAGATTTAAAACTCAAAATATCTTGGTTTTCTGGGTCAAAGCCACCTTTGTTGTTGACGGATTTGGC